GCATCTAAATCAATAACCCCGCCTGCAGAAATACAAATATCATTATAGGATGTTTTATGGGCAGAAAGCTTAACGCCATCACCACTGATCGATTCCTGATACGCAGCAACAAAATTCTGTTTATTGTCATCACCACCAAGCTGAACGCCAAGGTCAACATTGGCTCCAACTGAAGCAAGCTGCCCGCCAGTCAAATACCCTCGTCTTGTTGAAAGACTCGAATCATACCACTCTAAAGCAGTAGTGTTACTATACAAACCAAAAGCACTACTGCTAATACGAATCTTATGTAGAGAACTGCCACCCATAACCATTGAATTACTATATGATGTTGGAGCTGCGGCATCTCCTAAACTAATACTTTTAGCAATCAGATTACCAGAAACATCAACAGCAAACTTGCCACTCGAGATACTAATAGTTCCACCAACAATATCAGAACCAGTAATAGTACTACCAGCATTAATATCACCTGTAATATTGGCACCTGTCGCATACAACACACCGGCAGCAGTCACATGGAATGGCGAAAGTACACCACCACCAGCAAGACCAGACGATATAGCGCCGGCAGTGGTAATAATCAGAATATTACTGCCTGAACCAATAGCCATACTTCCACCGGTTACTTGCAGATCGGAACAAAGCACAGAACCATCATTATAAACTTGAAATGGAGCACTACCCTGCGTAGCGTGACCAATCCACATGTCACCATCAGAGGCTACGCTGAAAAGATTATTGATAGTCATAGAGCCACCAGTGATAGTCAGGTTTGAGGCAGTAATCGCACCAGCAGATGAAACAGTGAACGCTCCAGAGTTTATATTGATGCCTGTGCTGTTCAGTCCAGTAATCTGACCACCAGTAACTGTTAGATTTGATGCAGCAACCGCGCCAGCAGATGAAACAGTGAAAGCACCAGAGTTGATGTTGATACCCGTACTGTTCAACCCAGTAATCTGACCACCAGTAACTGTTAAGTTTGAGGCAGTAACCGCTCCAACATCACTGACAGTGAAAACGCCAGAGTTTATGTTAATACCCGTGCTGTCCAGTCCGGTGATCGCACCACCAGTGATAGTCAAATCAGAAGCAGTAACAGCGCCATCTTTATCAACCCTAAATGGGGCACTGCCCTGCGTTGCATGACCAACCCACATGTCGCCATCATTTTCAACCTTGAAAATGTCATTCCCAGACCCAATTGCAATCGAACCTGCCAGCACCACACTAGCTGATAGTGTTCCAGTGAACGTACCGCCACCATCAATCAACAGGTTGCTGCCATCCCACTGCAACGCTCCACTAGCACCACCAAGATAAAACTTGCCATCAGGCTTAATCCAGGCACCAGTAGTGCTGGGACCAAGCACCAAACCATTAGTAGGATCTAACCACACACCACTATTAGCGTTATCGTGAGCAGTTTTAGCCCCCATACGCAAATACGGTATAGAACTAGCACCGCCACCACCACTATTGAGATGCACAGCGTTAGCAGCAGAAGGTATGCTCTGAATTATGTCAGAAGCTATCACCCAACCATTAGTACCACCCAGCCTACCAGTATTAGCAACAACAACACCCCGAACAGTGACCTCACTAAACTCAGCATTACCATCACCCTCAATCCTCCAACCCGCAGAACCAGATACAAAATCTGGACTCTGAATATAACGAGAAGCGTTAATCGTAATCGAATTTAACTCGTCACCAGTAATAGTAGCGCTCTCGATCTCCGTAGCAGTAATAGTACCTGCAAAGATTTCATTGGCAGTAATCGTATTAGCCTGAACATCGACCCCTGCGTCAATCTCCAACACATTAATAGCAGACGCAGCAGAAGCTGTTGTAGTACCAGCACCACTAGAACCGCCATCAGCAGTATTCTTATAATAAACCCAAGCAGAAGCCGTACCCGAACTATTGATAGCACGAACACGCAGATAATAATCGATTTTTGAGCCGCCGGCACTAGCACGTACATCAAGATTGTTAACAAGGAAGTAAGTACTCTTAGACTTACCTGAAGCCTTCAAATTGGCAGAAGTATCAAAGCTTGTTTTATTTATAGAAACCTGATATTCGTACTTGCCACGCAACTCCTTGACGTCAAACTCAGTATTGTCATCCAGGTAAATAAACATGCCCTTAAATGCAGCTTTTACACCTTCATCAAAAGCAGCATAGTCATCATTGAACGTAGTATTCGCAGGAGGCGTACTGTTAACAGCAGGAGCAATGCCAGCACTAGTCGCAGGTACACTATGCACACCCACCGGACTAATAGCGTAAACTACTACTTTGTAGTATATGTTTCCGCCATCCCCCGCATTGTTGTCTATTCTCTCAAATCGGTGAGACAATGCTGTAGTTTCGTGAGAGCGTGTAATGACGTATGTGCCATTAATGCCTGTTTCACTTTTATGTAATTCCACAACATATATATTAATAGAATCGTTAGTACTACCGACCCATGAAGTATCAATAAAAATATTACCATCAGAAGTAGTAGAAGCTGAAGATGAGGCTGTGAGACTTGTTACGGTTGAAGGTGCTGACCCGTCAATACGAATTGTACCCTCAGCAAAACCAACTTGAAGTATATTGGGACTAAGAGTTGAGTTATTGACAGTACCCATGATGATGTCTCTCAACTGTCCAATATCTATAATGTCTAAGACATTATATGCACTAAAATCAATCTGAGTAGAATTGGCACCATCGTGATTATGACCAGCAATATCGTAAAACGATACCTGTGACTCAGATATGCCTTCGCCCTCTTCTAATGGCATTACGCTGCCTCCCTCAAAGTCAATGTTTGACTTATTCCACCGTCAAACGCTGTATCAATCTGAATCACCCAATACTCCTTATTGGATATGCTCAGATTATCAAATGTACCTATCTTAATTCTATCACCTAATTGCAATTGTGGCAGACCAGCCGCTCTGATTTGCAAAACCATTACAACATCTTGAAACTTATTCCGAATAAACTCCGCTATCGTACTTGCCCAAGTTGCCGATGTGATAAACTTATTGGCAATCTCAATGGACTTAATGCCATACTTTTTAATACTAGGATGATTGGAAGCAGACTGCTCAACTATCTGCTCCGCATTGCTCTGCACATTGATTGGCACACCTGAGATAGAAGCAAAATACTGCAACCCTAACATTTCATTCTTACCTTCAACATAAACCAAATCACCAATAGTATTACTAGTACTGGCACTTAACACCAACTCAGCCCCAAACGGTGTTGGCTCCCAAACATCAACATTCACAAGAGCAGGTTCTTCAAAATCAATAGCTACAATGAACGGATAATACACATCCACAGAAGGAGCCTGAGCATACTTAACTGTGAAATACTTAGTCTCTCTCACTTTTGTGGTGACACTATCCACTACTGCAGTATGGGCAGCGGCAGCAGTACCAAACATACCCCTTGTTAAACCTTCAAAAGTATAAGTAGTTCTACTAGTGTACTGTATTATTTCATCATCCACCTTAACGTATCCAGACCGATACCAAGGATAATCGCCTTCGGTCGTAGTAACCGACATAGAAGTTTGAGAATTGGTCATATTGCCAGTCAAACCAGCAATCACCAATGTAGTAGGACTAGGCGCTCTCCAAATACCCTGCCTTGTAGCTGCCTTTAATGTAGGATTAGTGACCCTAACAGTAACCTTGTTAGCTTGTAAATCAATAGGTGTGCTACCAGAAACAATAAAAGAGTCATCAGAAATAGTTTGCTGAACTAAAGCATGCTGATCAATGAATGACTCATAGAATCTATTATAATGATGATAATTAAACTTATTATTTTCATCAAAATAGAACATGCCCAAATCTGCCGTAGATATTTCTTGCATCAAATTGAATACATCTGTTGAGTTCCCCCATAGATAATCATACACAGGAATCTCTTTCATATTTATTACATAATAATTTTCCAACACTTCCGCCGACGACAACGCATTGTTGTACATCACCAATTCATCGAACTTCCCATCAAAATAATAACTTACAGAAGAACCAGAAGAAGAATCTGTTGACTTCGCCACCAAGAAATTCTGACTCGCCCACGATGCATGACCACTACCAGTAGCAGAAGCCTTCAACACTCCATTCACATAATATTTCAATGTCGTGCCATCATACGTAGCTACAATATGAGTCCATAATGAAGTACCAAAAGTAGTATTATCGGAATTAGTAGCAGTTAACGTTTGCGAACCATCTCGCAAATACACACCATTCGCTGAGGAAGTATAAAACAGTCCGATGCCCTTAGTTGCGCTATGTGCATCATCAATATTACCGGCATACACCCCCTTGCCGCCAATAGCTGCATCAAACTGAGCCAAAACCTCAACACTGTATTCTCCAGTATAAATATCCGCTGTAGACAATGCAGCATTATACGACTCATCATAGGGAATAGTTACATGCTGATTGTGATCATTGCTCGTACTATCAAACAATGTGGACTTGCTTTCAGAATCAGAAGTCATACCCGAAGTTTGACTTAAACTAGCTGGAGAAATGTCGTCCTGATACACACCGTGATTGTAATGATCTAACCCATATGATGAACTGTATGTATCCCGCCTACCGATTGCATCCTGGGCAACAGCCAAATAACAACTCGAGGATGCAACATCTGACCAAGAAGAACCACCATTTGTTGAATATTCCCAAAATAATTTCTGTGTTCCATACCAATGAAAATAATCTATTTTAATACGATATGCCGCTCCACTACGCAAAGCTCCAACATCTGCTGTTATATACTCATTGACATTATAGGGGACATCTACATTTCCCCAGCGATCCATGATAAGAGTATCATTCATGTACATCCTAACGCCTGCATTCTGAGTCGTAAGCCTAAACATAAAATCACCACTCGTTGGTGCAATAAAGAAAGTATAAAATCTAGCATTAAGATAATACGGAGACCCACCACTAGTCTGAGCACTCGTAAACACATCCGATACACCATTATTTAGCCCATTCAAATTTAATGCATCCTGATTGGAACTTACAACCTCTCTTGTGGTGGGCGCTGCTGCAGTATTAATTGTCCTTATCGTATCACGCAAAGCGTTATACTCTAAACTGATATCCTCTGTGGGCGTCCACCTATCCTGACTCTTATTCCACCAATTAGCCCAAACACCAACTTCTGCAACATTAGTATTTGACGACTCATCAAAAGGATTACCGTCTTTAAACTGGAGATGCACCAACCCGCCCTTATCAATAGCTTCTTGATGGAATTTTTTAAGATAGTCAATATCAGCCCTAGGGAAATTGGTACGCAAAGCCAGATCAGATACTGCTCGACCAGCTAGAGTATCCGATAATAAAAATCCATCATCAATTTGAAGCTCACTTAAAAACTTTGTATAATCACGGCACTGAGCAGTTACAACCATGCCAGACGACACATTCCAATTATCTACCCAAAATGTTCCAGCAGGCACATATTCATATATGTTATTAGCATCATCAACTAACACACCATATTCAACAGTCAATTTAACGTCTTTACGCATATATGGACCGTATCCAGATGTTGAAAAGGGACTAAACTTACCAGAAGTATTATCTAACGACAAAGATGCAGTATTAGACGCCGTAGCGCCAATAGGCAACGAACTGTTATGCAAGGTATGAACTTTACTTGTATTTACATTAATAATATATGAAGACATATCTTCTCTGTATATTGGAGAAACCTCATTAAAACGAGCATAGTCTCCTTTATTCCTAGTTGCCAATGCTGTAACCCTAACCCCAATCAAATTTAAATAATTACCATTATCAATAGCCGATTCATAACTATATGATCCAGATGGAATACTTGCCGACGCAGCATGCGTTATCCACGACGATTCACCAAACTTTTTATATTCAACTTTAATACTACTAACCTGTCCATAGTATTCAGAAGTGTTAACCTTTATATGGCTTACTCTAGCTGCCCCGAAGTCAAGATCAACATAAGGATCAGTAGTGAATGTTCCGTCAACAGAACTAGATACAGTTCCGCTCCACCAACCAAACTCGTACTTTGAATCCTCTTCATTAGGCATAGCCGACCAATTGCCATCTGCCCTGATAACCTGCCCATTGACGTCCAGAGCGCCTGCGACGCCCCACAGGGACGCTTGCCTATCCCAGCCGTTCGCTGCCTGAGAGGGGCCAAAATAGGCGCCTACGGAGCCCTTAGCGGCGCTTGCGTGGGCATCATTTGTCGTGACAGAAACGGTCTGAATCTCGCTCCCAACCGTCTTTTCCAGATGCCTACTGTCCGACCAATCAACCATAACTCTAGTTCTATTAGTTGATACAGAACTGTTTATTGCATCAGTAAACTTTGTTGATGGTGCAGTAATCATAACTCTTCAAACTCCATAGACACATTATACAACACACCACCAGAAAAATTGCGGCGCATTATCAAAGATTCTTGATACGAATTAACAAAAACATTATATTGTGTATACCCAGTACCATCATTCTTTTTAATATATAAACGTATAGCATTAGTAGAATTAGATAGAGATTTTAAATAGATCCGCCCTTTACGACCATCAAATGTATCACTTGAATCATCTGGAAGCATCTTCCAGCTCATCGACACCTTTACTTTAGCAAGATTGCGAGGATACCAATTGTTTCCCCGACCCCTGGATGTACGAACAGACCTGACGTTTTTTTGCTGCAGTGTTAACGAGGTCTGTCTGCCATGATCAGTTAATGGATCATTATTAATCATCATGTACGGCCTATCAGCCCAAGAGCTATAAATAGCTAAACTAGCTGTTCCAGTACCAGTCAGAGCGGCGGATCCAGTCACCGTAGGCATTACAGCCCCTCAAGTTCAATAGATACATCATAATAGTAGCAACGATTAAATTCATCTCGTCGCAACAAGATTTCACTGTAACTCATAATACGAGCTAATGTAGTCTTATAATCAAAATCAGATTGACTTGCTGTATAATCAGGGAGATACTCTATTAAAACATTTTTATCTAAAGCAAATAGAGAATACATATAATCCCTTGCCTCATAGCCATCAACAGTCATGCTAGCAAAACTAGGTAGATATTTAAACGACAAAGAATACTTTTCCGGCACTCCAATACGATACCTTTTACTATTGCCAGAAGCTAAAGTAACCGTTTTGCCAATAATGTTTGAACCCATCTCAAAAGTTCTATTTTGAGCCGTCAACTCTCTACCATTGATTTTAAAAAAAGATTTTACAACCTGCTTAGATCCACCAGCAGCTTTAAACTTGCTATCTATAGCATTAACAGAAGCATTAGCATAAATACTTGAACTTGCCATTAGCACAGCCATTATACCCTACCTCGCCTGTTATTATCAGCCATAGAACTTATCTTCCTAGATTCGAGACCTCTAGAACGCTCATTCTTGGGAGCAACATTAACGTTGTATTCTCCCATCATACCCTCAAACCACTCAGGTTCACCAATGAAGTTCTCAACAAAAATATTAGTACCTGAACCGCCACCACCTTGATAGTTCTTAGTATGATTCATGCCCTCCAACTTGGACAAGCCAATATTCTGGACAGCCTTGGCGCTCATAACGTATTCACCACCATGAGCCATGACAGGTACCATAGACGACTGGAACCCGCCCAAATACTTGCCATACTGAGCCTTGACTACACCACCATTATACTTACCAAACATGCCACTAAGACTAGACATCCAGCTAGCATCCCAATAGGCACCACCGATTCCAGACGCAGCGGAAGCCACACCACTTCCGAAACTTTTTGCACTATCAATAGGGCTAGATAACCAGCTAGCATCCCAAACAGCACCTGCCGCAGATGCAGCTGCAGACCCAACATGGCTACCTATATCTCTCCCAACTTCTACAAAGTCCCAATCTCCCGTGTCCGCCCATGGCTTACCGCCAGTAAAACTTCCTATATGCTTATTAGTCCAGCCCTCTTCACGATCCCTCTCCGAATCGGTCAAAGCTGTAGATAAATTGACTGTAGGCTTATCAGTCCAACCCCACTCACGATCCTTCTCCGAATCACTCAAAGATATACCGGGTATGAAACTGCTCGCAGATGGCGTAGCCCAACCAGACCCCTGAAATCCTTGGGCTTGACTAGTCACTCCTATACCAGCACCAGTGTCCAAATTAGTGAAGTCTCTTCTCACTCCTACACCTGCACCTATACCAGCACCAGTGTCCAAATTAGTGAAGTCTCTTCTTCCCTGAAGGCCGCCTGCACTACTGCCGCCAAACCAACCTCCACCCCCGGCCCCGCCTCGGCTTCCAGGACCCATCCCTAGAGGACTCGGGTCTACACTAGAGACAGCAGTATTAATCCTATCCACAGAAGCCTCAACACCATCAGCCATAGAGTCCACAGCCTCAATAGCACCATCCTTCAACAACGCCAATTCTGCCACCAAAGGTAGAATTGTATTAAGAAGCTTCTCCCTGCCGTTTGCCCAAGAAAAAGCGATAATCTCCCAATTGAGATCATCAATCCACGCCTGTTCAACCTCATCAAACATGCGGGTCATCTCACCAGCAGCATCAGCATGGAAGGTTTCAAAAGTCCCTAACCATCCATCCACCTGCCTCTGCACTATAGGACCAACATTAGTTACCTTCTCATCAATGACACCAGCATCGTCAAACAGTTCCGCAAACTTGCCACGCAACTCGCCATCAACAATTTGAGCAAAGTCTTCAATACTCTTAGCGCTAGCAGCCTCAGGACCAAAGACACGAGCCATGCCAGTAGTCAGGTACCCATTTACATCATCAACATACTGCTGCCACTCTGCAGCATTCTGAGGTAGACGTTCCTGAAGATCTGCAAGATGATCGCTAAGAATATCCTTTTCAATTTTCAACAACTCAGCGGCATGCGCTTTAGCTTCCTGAATTTCTTTTATCGCTGCTTTGCGCTTCAGATCTAACAGATAGTCGGCCCGATTAGTATCAATCTTGCTGACATCCGTCTCTCCCTTAGCAGTAGACATACTAAACTTAACAGCAAGATTACGAGCATCCTCAATTCTGCCTTCATATATTGCCAAAGCTCTATTGCGAATAAAGTTTTCCTTATCCAAAGACATACGGGCAAGCAATTCTCTACGAGCACTTTCATACTCAACTGTTTTAGTTAATTCTTTCTCAGCTTTAATCGTATCATTGATAACTGAGATGCGCGTATCATACGCCGCCAGATATACCTTTCCATAAGCCTCAAATGCTTTCATGGCACTATCAGCTATCTTCTTCATTTCCTTCTGGAACTTGCTCTTAACCTTAGTTACCCACTCTCCCTGAATCTTTCTAAGTTCCTTCGCTAATGTCTGCGCAGCCTCAGTAGCACCCGCTGCCGCAGCATTCTCATAAACATCTGCCACTTCGTCCTCTGCGTCTTTTGCGCCTTCAATGTGGGCATCAGTAAGTTGCCCTGCAAAATCAGCACCATCAACAACACCCAGCAGAGCATCCCTAGTGGTTCGCGCCAAATCCCAACCAACAACCGTTGTAAGAGAGTCCGTAACTGCTTGTAAACCATTATCGAAGCCTTCCGCTATGGCTTCACCTGCCTCTTTTAGCGAATCGCCCTGAATCCAATCATTTACATTCTCTCTACCGCTTTGAATAACATCAAACATATCGTCAGCATCTGTTCTCATATCCTTCAACTGATCTTCAATGTTGAAATCGAAATCCCAACCAAGCAATCCACCAGTCGCCCAATTGAGAGCACCACCAAGATCATTGATGCCGGAAAGCATACCATTAATAACAGGCGTTAACTTATCACCCAACCACAAGAATGCCTTAACAGTCTCTCTAACAACAAATATAACAACCTCAAGAAGCTTATCAAGGGCACCCATTGCAACTTGCAATACCGGAACAATAACAGTATTGACCACCCAAAAGAACGGTGTGGCTAGGAACTGTACAACCTTGATTATGCCTGTAACAATAATCAGAACAGTATCCAACAGATACTCCAAAATCTTAACGATCCAATAAACAACCTGAATAACGACCTTAGCGATGGCCCGCCAATTGTCAGCCAACCAACTAAGTACAAAACCAATACCCTTAGCAACATAACTAATTACAGTCAATACACCCCTGATAATTGGTGGAAGAATAGTTAAGAATACCTTTCTGAAAATCCTGGAGAACCACAACGCAACGTTAGCAAGGCCTTGCAGCACACTCGCAACGCCACTCATACTGTCCTCTACAGCCTCGCCGCCCTCTTTGGACTTCTTCCCAAAAATGTCCTCAAAAATATCAAAGAAGATTTGTCCGATCTCCTTGAAAACGGCAACAATGTTATTCCAAGCCACCTTCAATGTATCAAAAGCACCACCAGCAGCATTTTTAAACTTGCCGAGATTCTGAACAATAAACATGATTGCTGCACCCAGTATAATCATGATAGCCATAATTCCTGTACTCATCATAGCGATCTTCACAGCCTTCAAAGACGCCTTCCACGCTACCTTAAATACGGTAGCTGACAGAACAGCTTGAAGCTTTATCAGCTTGAATGCCCCACCAAAACTCCTTTTAAGGCCACCAGCCATTGTTTTACCAGCTGCCTTCCAACCACCCGTCATGAATCCTTTAGCCTTTAAAGACTGAGCTTTAACCGCATTCCAAGCCGTATTAAATGGCTTCGTTATACCAGATTTAATGCTAGGTCCAATTTTAGCAAGACTATCGGTCATCTTTTTAGCGCTAGGACCAGGCATCACTCCTTTTTGAAACTGACCTGCTCCGGGCATGCCTTTGGGAATCCTAGCCTGAACGGGTTTGAAGCCCTTCATGTACGTAGCTGCCTTGCTGGATTGTGTCTTAAGGCTAGTAGTAGTATTCTTAAACTTCTTTTTAAAGTTGCTTTCCCACCTGTTTACATCATCAGTACTATTCTGCCATATATTCTGACGAGCCCTGCGTGAATCCCTCAGTGCCTTTTCTTGAGCCTTATAAGACTTCTTATACTTATCAGTGGCGCCTTTATCTGGAGCTGGCATCGCAGGGCCATGCATACCATCTCCAAGGCCACCAGAGGCAGTACTGAATCCTCCAGCAGCACCGGCACTTGCATCACTCAAAACATTAGCGCTTATTTTCTGCATTTCGCCCATGCCGGAATTCATTATGCTTTGATCGGCTCTAATAGATTTAAAAGTATCTAAAATGCCTTTACCTGCATTTTTGACCTTGCCACCAACAGCAACCCAGCCAGTACCAAACCTTCTAAGAACCGGCATGCTATCACCAGCCATAGCTTTAGAAAGCATCAAGCTTCTAGTCAAATCCTTCATTCTAGGCAATACGCCAGCCGCCACCCTACCTATACTGCTAATCGCAACAGATGACTGACCAAAAATAAACGCCACAGGACCAAGAGCGGCAGCAAGCAAACCAACTACAAGAATAACCTGCTTGACAACAGGACTCATATTTTGCATAGCCTGAATCCATTCCCTGATCTTAGGAATAATACCTCTAATGGTATCAAAGAACTCTGTACCAATATCCAAGAGAAGGTCTCTAATATCGTTACGAACAAGCTGCATCATCATCGCAGGCCCGCCCATCACAGCATCGAACTCTTGGGTGAACTGTTTACCGGCACTAGAAGCACCCATGAAGTCAATCACCATAGCTTTCATCGGAGGGCTCAAATCTTCCAGAGACCTATTCAAAGCCATAGAACGCTGTTGTGCATCTAAGAATGTAAGTTGCGTATCCTCACCAGCTATTTTTACATTATGAATATCAAGCAAGAACTTCTCTATTGAATCTTCAGTATCAAAAGCATTCTTAAACTGCTCTCTTAATGCTTTATCATCAACCGCATTCGACATGGCATTTGCAATATCACCCTGTCCTATGTTTCTAAATATTTGGCCAACATCCTTAACATTATCCGCAAAAGACCCCAAAGCCAAAGTCGTAGCATAAATACGTGAAGCCTGACGCTTTCCAACCATCTCACCCAGATAGACCAGAGCCTGCTCATCAGAAGCCTCTTTGGAAATCAGTGCCATATTCTCAGACATTTTGAAAAGCATCATATTGCCAATACCGAGATCCTTATGGAACCCAGAACCAAGCTCATTACTCAACTGAGCTGACAACTCAACGACCTTAGACGTTGGATTAACCATCCTCTGCAAAGCAAACTTCAAAGCGTGAGCAGACTCAGTAGCATTCAAACCAGACTGCCGCATACCACCAATAACACCAGACAAGAATACAAGATCAATACCAGCAGCCTTAGCAGCCGGCGACACCTGAGGGAACGCTTCAGCCAAATCCTTCAAGGACAAAGCAGTCATGTTCTCAACAAGGTTGAACTTAGCAAGCATACCGCGAACAACATCAATCTTAGGTACAAGCTCCGTTATCGCCTCACCAAATTCATCAACTTCACCTGTTGCTTTATGAGTATCACCAATAACACCAGCAAGGTTGGCAACAAAATCACGCCCAACCTGAGCAGACACCTGACCAACATGCTCCAACTTGAGCGTTAGTTCTGCATACATAGAAGCCGTATGTGCTAGATCGTCACCACCACCAAGCATCTTCTTGCCCATCTGAGCAAAATCAGATGTCAACGCAGCAACTATACTCCTAGAAACACCCAACTGAGTAGAGAGAGCATGCATCCTTGTACGAAGCCTCTCTTCAGCATCACCTGTTAAACCCAGAATCTTCTTAGTTCTAACAAACTGCTTCTCAAAAGCCTCAAACGCCTGCGTAGCCGAACGCAACATAATACCAAGAGGCGCCGTGATACCGACAATCATCTGACGACCAACCCACTGAAGGTCCTTAGACTTCTTCAACATCAAGTTAGTGACATTTCTTAAATCAGTGCCCAACTTCCGCAACGGAAGACCAGACATTTGCTTGCGTGCTATAACTATTTGTTTTGAATAAGTACGCCAAGCAGCGCTACCAAGTGTTGTTTCTTTTCTGGCTGCTTTAAGATTGCCAACCTGACTTCTAATTTCATTCCTGAAGACCTTGTTATTTCTAACAAGCATCTTCATAGTTGTGGCTTGCCCGAAGAAGATCTTCTGAAGATCCTTAGCCGTTCCCTCCAGTTTGGGGAAGGCGTTAGCCAACTGCATAGAAGCATCTTTAACTTCTATAGTGTTTGCTTTGAGCTTGAGTACAGACGAACGAAGCTGGCCCAGCTCGTTTAAGCCGCCAACTTTAACCCTAAACTCTAAGTTCGTCTCACCTGAAGCCATACATCACACCTAGTATATTATCCCACATCAACGCTTTCATAACCAAGCCCGATGGGTAAATGTGTGATAGTAAATTCGCTGTCCAAATCTAAGTCAGCAGAAGAACCTGAGCCTCCTCCCAGATCCTCAAGATCTGTCATAGAGTCGTACTCGCCTAGCCCCTCTCCTGTAACTACCCTAGCCAACAAATCATAATCATTATGTCGTCTGAACCTTGACATATCAACGATATGTATAAGTTCAGGCAATGATAATTCAAGCTCTATGTCTAATATGCTTTTCCAAGCCCCAACGGAGACAAATGCCTCCAAAACGAGATGATGGAGAGGGAAGTCGCTCCAACCTGCTTGTTGCGAAGCGACTTCACCTCCCCCTCCATCTATCCGTTTGGGTCTTCTGCAACCTCATTGCCCATACTGGCAGCCATTAAGGCACCAAAGCACTTGAGGTCTAAAGCATCTTCGAGAGCATCTTCATCATTAGCTAAATCAGGATCAACCTTCTGCAGAGCGATTGCGGCTGCAGATACCATATTATCAATATCTGCATCAGAAAGGCCCGCTTCACTATCGACATTTAACTTATCCGCAATTTTCATAAAACTACGGAGCTGCCTGATAGTGAGCGGGAATACCTTCCTGTTCACACCGTCTGCAAAAGCAATATCCTGACCTTCTCGTAGGTCTTTATTTACAGCCATTTAATTTTCACACCTTTCATTAAGTGGTAGATGATCATTCTACCATATTTTTATAACCAGATCAAGCATTACCCCGAGTTACGAGAGAGTTACTTGATCTTGAATCTTACCATACTCGTAACCGACATCAGCAGCGTTGGGCAGAATCCTGAACTCAACAGGGAACGCCACAGCTTCTGACCGCTTCATCGAATGCGAACTTGCCGAATACGATACAGCGCGCTTGGTCTGAAATGTACGAGTCTTGGTTGCAGCAGCAGTCGTTCCCGGCGCATTGCCGATAACCTGCACAACCTTCTCATACGGATATACGTTTTCAATACCAAACTTGAATGTCTGCGATGCCGAAGCACCAGAAAGCGTATCCAAATCAGTCACGATGTCTGCAGTTGCTGAATCAGACGCAGCCACGGTAGAATTGTAGTTCCATGCGTGGGCAAGATTAACCAAGGTCGCCTCAGCGAAAGTTGTCTTCATCATCACTTTCACACGGGACTGAATAACCTTTGCAGCATCACCAAACTGATCGACTTCAATGTCAACCATGTCAGGCTCCCAAGACAGCTCAACGCCATCAATAGTAGCACCAACGTCTGGACAAGCTGAAAAGGCAGTGCCTGCTTCTCCAACTGCTACGGTTGCTTCACCAACTACAATATTTGCAGTAGTAATTGCCATTATGTTTTCCTCCTATTATTCTAGAGTAAACAAACATTTACCACGTTTGTCTCTCCATCTTGATATTTTTATTGCGTGCTCTAAAGGCACTTCATCTTTGCGGCTTCCCACTCCCCTAGAGTTCTGCCACTCAAATTCATGAGTGGATCCCCCTACGCGAGCAACAAAACCTGATGTCTTTCCCACATACGTAATAGAAGTATATCTTACTTTCATTATTATTGCGAATCAATCTGTCACGTACATGACTGAAAAGTCTAGTTGGATTGCGTACCAACCCTCCTTTTCAAGAGGTTCAGTAGTTCTAGATCTCAACAATCTTGAACTCAATACTCGATTTTTAACACTATTTGTATTAGTAGTGGACGTTACAGTAGCATCTGTACCCGGTCCCCTTGGACCCCCACCAACATCAAACATACTAATAATCTTATTAGTAATCCTAAAACAGCGATCTGCCTCCGAATCATAAATATGATAACGGAGAGTATCTTCTCGTATCATATAAGAACTACTCTCAATATGACCCGGTATCCAATAATAAATTATAAACGGCGGAGTTTGACTACTGGGGGCAACCATAGGAAAGATATCCATCGTTGTTCCAGCCACAGTTGCCAACTCCGAATTGGTTTTCAATGCAGTATTAAAGTCGTATGCGATAATCTGATCACCAAATACCGGCATTATCTCGTAATCCTTCCGCTAAAATCTCTCTGCACATTGACAGACATGTCTTTCATTTCATCATTTATAATCTCCACAACTTGATCTCGTATGGAATCTAATAGACCTTCACTTGAAGATGTCAATGTAATACCCAGACCATCCATGTCTACCTTCCAGTCAAGCTCAAGAGCTTTTTCTCGTCCCGGGAACGCATCTCTAATGCGACTTTCAATCTGACCAACGGACTGAGAACCATTCGCTGCTAATGATGTGTAGAGTTCAGTTTCAGCAGATTGCAGTTTGCTTGACATCTGCTTAACTTCGCCATCTTTCACCTTTAAAGAATACCATCCAGGCTTTGCCATTACTGCGCCTCCGATACAACTCTAGCAGTAATATGTAAATGGTGTATGCCACCCGACAGGCCAGTATACTTCATAATAGAAACGATCTCTAATGGACCTGCTTCAATAATATTACCCTTATTATCACGAATATTAAACAATCTAGATTTATATGTCACAACACCATTAAAGTGTTTTGGAATATTAATATGATACTGATCAATATCTTTAACATATGGACTCACATCACGTTCATGGCTGCCCGGTGTCATAAAACCATTAATAGTCTCTGAATAGAAGTAGCTTTTAACTACCTGACCGGCAGAAGAAGTGTTAGAGCTGAGTTGATGAACGTCGATCCTCTGCGGGAACTTCATATACGTCTGAAAAGCCATGACTATCCCACGTAATCCATTACATAGTGTGTATAGTCCATCAATAGCACATCGGCATCAGTATTGCCAGTAGATCCATAAAAATCTTGGTCAAACCGATACCGGGTAGTATCCATATCAACAGAATGAATACGATGCCTGCGATACTCGCTGTCATCATTCATTAAATCTAAAACTAATAATTCAGCAGCATCTCGAACATTATTAGGAACATATCTCCATCCAAAATTACCAGTCACCTTATAATCAGATTTACTATTAAACTTATTATGATAAGTTCTAGCAATATAACTTTTTCTAGTATCTGAAACTTTATTTTTAAATCGAACAACATATGAAGAACCGAAGTTCCCCATCGTATTATACTTCTCAAGATTGTTCAAGGTAGTATCGCTAGCATCATGAATAGTTTCAGCATCGCTGTCTCCAAAGTCGGCAACTACAGTAGTTAAAGTATCTATGGGATACGGTAAACGCAAAAAACGATTATCGTAGCCATCTATTATAAAACTCTTAGATCCGTAATTATCAAAATCCTGTCCACAATACGTATTGATAATCCTACGAGCTTTTCTCTCATAGTCTTCAAATTTAGCTCCAAATGTAGCCTGCAAATCTGAGTGATTCGTAAAAAACGTCACCGGCGTAATATAAGGCGTATAAACATTAAAATAAGATTCACTCGTATAAGCCGTCGAGCTTATATCGTAAGCAAAGACAACTTTGTGTGCTCCACCCTGTGCCAGTACGAAATTATTAGAATTAGCAGTAGTTTCTCCAAATACAATTGAATACTCGCCAGCAGCAGTTCTCGTACACGCCGTAGAGGTTTGCACTACACTACTGTCAGCAAACTCATGTGATAACGTTGCATTCACCACACTGCTATCAGGATCTGCTCCTAAAGCTAATAAAACTGTTTTACTAGTATTTATCTTTACATCGTCCATGGTGTTCCTCTATAGAAATTATACCATTATCAGCATTATGAAACTAACATTTTCTCTCGCCATCGCAATGCATAACGACGACAATTCGCACATGATCGATGAGTACACTCATCTAATGGAGGTTCATACCTAGCCCAAAAGGACCAAGCCATTGAATCTGCGCTGGTCAGGAGATGTTTATTGCTCTTATAAGCAGCACCCTTAATACCAAATCCATGCAAATTTAGTGGTTGCAATGATTCAATAATTTCAGATATTTCCATATCAGCATGTCTTCGACAGACAGAACCCAAACCAATAACAGCCTCTTCACCGAGATCCACGCCTTCTCTCTCGTACATGTCAACACATTCTAAATAGCTGTCTTTGCTCCATCCCTGAAGGACTGGAACAAGAATGGGGCCAAGGATTTCTCGTAGTTCAAGAAAGTTCCTTACTGTTTTTACCTGATGTTCTTTAACAGATAGACCAGTAGCTTTAAGAGCAGAAGCTTCACACATCCAATCTTGCGGCGCCGCCCAATCCAACATACCTATTTCGTCAATATACCTATTCACTATCTCAGCATATGATGCAACCGACATCTGCCATCCTCCATTTTTATGCAACTCAGTGAAGCCCCCCGAATCTAAAACCCAACGATGAGACGCCACGGGCAGGACTACACGACGCTCCAACCTACGCCGTGAAACAAATAACGGAACATTAATATCCTTCAACCAAGAAGGCTCATGTGTCCCTAAGTAAAACAATATCCAGAATCGCAATCTTCAGGACCATCAAGATCGAAAGATAACTGATCCTCAACTACCGTATCTAAAGGCTTTGCATATCGTGTCAACCATACGTGATCTTTACCTACAGCATCTCGCTTTTTATTTATCTCCTGCTCAAGATATACAGACTTGTCAAACAAGTCAGGCCTTTCAATCTTCAAGCGTCTCCAAGCTTCCTTATTATGAAAAGGACAAAAAAAACATGCCGATTTAGGAGGAGCAGGTAAACCAACCTCTTTTATAACATCATAACAAGCCTTACGATTCATCTGCAATTGCAATAATGGATACTCTAATATCTGATCATCAAACCCAGAATTATCCCTAGCACGTTCAATCTCATCTACAGAAATACCCAATCCTGTTATCGCCGGGTCTTCTCTGCACGAACCATTTGCACGCTGCCATCTACGTATAACTCTTATCTTAAAATCGGAAGTGCATCCCCGAGTACCCGGTGCTCCGTTGCTCATCCTAATCGGAATAGGTATTTGTGCGCTATTCTCAGCCAATAATCTATTCCATATAGTTTCCACAGAACCATTCTTTAAAACGCGATGCAGTTCAATTAGCTCAATACCATGCTTTTTCGCAAACGGTATATGATGTTCACGATAATAATCTAAAGATCGAGGATCTTCACTATCATCACCAACATTGGCAAATAGAAATACATCATACGGTTCAGGCAATTTACCTAGAGCTTGTAATACCAATACCGCTGTAGACTGAACACCTGCACCAAATGAGAATGTCCTCATGCGATCCTACTCCCAGAGAGCTGTCCAAGTTTTTGGGCCAACAACCCCATCTGGCTTAAGCCTAGCGCACTTTTGAAATTGCTTAACCGCCCTTAACGTTCCACGACCAAAGATGCCATCTGCAATGCCGACATCTACACCGATTGCTCCAAGACGTCTTTGCATCGTCTTTACACGATCAGATCGTTCCTTGTAACGTATCGGCTTGAGTTGAATACTCTTTCTGATATCATTCAATAATCTAACTATACCCAGCCAGTCTATCTTAGGGGTTTCTTTTTCAGCTGCCGTTTCAATTACTCCACTTTCAATTTGAAACCAGCCATCCCCATCTCGAGGCTGATGATGCCACCATTCACTAGAAACGGTGGGATATAGGCCATAATGTTTAGCGATATTATTAACTTCCCACGTTTTAATACCTTTACCTACCAGACCAAAGTCAACAGCATAACAATAACCATCCGGCTGCTCCATATGGAAAGATCCCTTAAAGAACCCATCAGGACGTTGCCAATCAGGATTAGCGGCTAAGTTGCCGCGACCTTTCTTATACCTATCATGCAACCACTTCTGCTGTGCATACGTTCTGCAACCAGATGTCACAATTACACGACCCTTAATTCTAGGATCTTGAAAGAACTTATCTAACCTAGCTTTAAATCTAGGATGCAATAAGCTAAGATCTACCCTTGAGTTACTTACTGGTATTGTCAACGTTAGTCACATCCTCGGCAGTAATCTCCGTTCCATTAAACTGAGCTATGAACGCTTGCTGTTTGGCAACTACTGCACGCAGTGCAGCCAGTTCTAGCTGAGTCTTTCCCTCTACAGTTTTATTTAATTCATCCAAGATTTCTTGGATGGTAGGGTTTGCGTCAAATTCCATTTTTTTCCTTTCTATAACTTTTCGACTTGATCTGCGATTCTCCTGAGCTGATCAGCCAGACTCGGAGTCATCTCTGCCATCATGTCTACCGGCTTCGGAGGTGCTTTTATAATCTTCTCTGATTCTGCGGTTTCCTTAGCAGCCTCTTCCTTTTCAGCAATCATTCGGGCTATAGCGTCCCAGTCGATTCCTGGGTCAGCTACATCAACGCCAAGATTTTCCAACTTGTAATCCGAAATGTCCCATGCCATATTGTCAGGCGAAACTGCTGGGCCACCATAATAAGCATCTAGCCAAGCCCATGTAATAGCAGTCTTGTCAGTAACAACAAGATTATGACGAACCCATTCACCACCGTCTACTCTAGCACGAATAAAGCCTTCATCAAAATCAGCTTCACATTCAAAAAGAACAGCAGGTCCACCAATCTTAATTTGCCCAACCTTAACAGAATCTCCCCACTTTGGACCCTGACCCAGATGGTAGAAGTACATACCGATAGGCATGAAGCCATCTTTGGTCTTGCCGAACCATGTGCGGAACGAGAAGCCGTCGGGGTTGGGCTGCCTGTTGCCATGTCCGTAGGATTGGCCTCTGGCGTTCTTGTACCGCAGATCGGCAAACCCCAGTGTCTTTCCAGTACTGTGAGAGTTCCAGTTGCCAAGCGCCCTAACCATGTAGGACACCTTCACATGGCGACAGGGTGGCACCTCTTGATAGAGGGCACAACCGTAATGTTCACCGTTTCGGAACATCAATCGCAGTCCAGAATCACTCCTGTATGCATTATGTATCTTTCCACTCCAAGACTTTTCCCAGCCATCTTCAAAAGTTTCATGAACAAGAATACTCATACGGTGATTATAGCACAAATATAGAGAAAAAGCACACTCAACCGTCCGCTATCTCTATGTAAATACATTCGCCGGGACATTCATCTGCCGACTCTATGACATCCTCTAAAAGCCCCTCAGGGACATCGGCCAGACCCTTAGCCATCTTGTAAACCGGTTCGCCCTTAGCCGATCCGTCAGGTCCGTACATAGTAGGCCATCCAACTTCCTTCACATAGGCCAATCCGTCATCGTGCATCTCGAAGATATCAGGGCAGATCTCAGCACACAGCCCATCTCCCGTGCATAGATCTTGATCAATCCATACTTTCATTATTCATCCTCCTCGATAGTTAGTCGGTACCAACCGCCGTTCGCTGTGTTGTAAACCGAAGCCTGCACCACATAGTTACCCACAGCCATGTCCGTGCGGACAATGCGGCTGTCCCACTGATCGCTCACGTTGTCGATCACTGGGACACCATTGGAGCAAGCCCCTCCGGTGTTGCAGTAGGTAATAGTGGGTGTCTCATCCACATCCACCGCACTGCTAGGCGGGTTGGTGCAAGTGCTTCCACAGTCGCTCCCACCGTCATCGTCCGTTTCAATCGTGCCGCCGGGTGCGATGCTGTCCGTATCCCCTGAGTGGTCCCCCTGATCAGAGTCCGTATCTTCTCTGAGGTAGAGATACGGGTCGGCAGCCTCGTTACTTGTATTGAACTGGGCGCGAGTCAGATTTGTTTCAGCGTCGATACGGACACTGGTTACCTCAGTCAAAGAAAACTGGATATGGTCGCGGTCTTGGCGGCTAGAGGATTGCACGATGCACCAGTCCCCCATGCCTCTCCAACCACCCTCAGCACAGCCTTCCTCAGTGGCCACCGTTGCAGTTGTCGTAGAAGCTGACGTATAAGCATCGCCAGCAGTGGCGGTAGTTGTCTGAGGACTCCAGCCGCGCACAGTGCTGCAAGACTGCTGAACGCCATCTGAGAGTGTGCATGAGGTCATATCTGATCCGGCGCGAGCCACCACGGTCGTCGTGTCTACATGAGTCGTCGTAACTGTTGTAGCCGTCGTGGTGTCAAGATGCCAGTGACCATCGTTGCTGTTATGGGTCAAGATTCCGCTCTCAGCGGTTGTGGTGGCGGTCCCCGTCTGAGCAGTAGTAGTGCTCGTAGAGATCGTCTCGGACAAGGCAGTGTTCGTGTTCGTGTAGGTAATGGTCGGGTAGTAGACCGCTATTGGGACCACCACCGGGATGTACGCCTCTTGGACTTCTTCGGGAAGGTATTCTTCTGCGACATCTATTGAGACGATCCCTGCTTCAACCTCAACAGTGAAGTCAACCCATGTGGTGTACCCACCCGGTGGAGTACCCCAGTCATCGTAGTAGGCAGGGTTATTGGCTGCATCGTAATCCTCCCAGTCATCATAACCTCCGGGTGCATCGTCACATGCTGAAGTGCCCCGACAGTCGCTATAGGGATCCCATGATTCTTCCGGCTCCGGCTCCGGCTCAGGCTCCGGTTCTTCCCATTCTTCTTCATCTACTTCAACGTGAATGTCTTCTTCGAGTTCTTCTTCAATTTCTTCAAGTATCTCTGCGCTTTCCTCTTCCCATTCTTCTTCTTCCCATTCTTCTTCATCTACCTCTTCGTCCCATTCTTCTTCCCATTCTTCGTCTTCTTCTGCAGCAGGCATATCCGTTTCGTCCACTTGCTCTTCATCCATTTCCTCTTGTTCAAATGGAGCGCTGTCGGATTCAAACTCGTCATCATCGAGCCATTCGTCTTCCCATTCCTCTTCTAATTCCTCTTCAACTTCTTCTTCAACTTCTTCTACTTCTTCTTCGGGTCCTTCCAGCCACTCGTCTTCTTCTTCCCCTTCTGGTTCATCATTCCCCCACCCAGTTTCGTTCCCATCTTCGTCGGATTCTTCATCGCTTTCTTCATACTCTTCATCATACCATTCTTCTTCCTCT